AAGAAGAGTTAAGGAGATTAGAAATAATCCACCCTCTGAGATAAATTTTGCATATCAGAAAAATATATCATATTCTCAGATGTCTATCTTTAGGGGTTGCCCTCATAGGTGGAAATTACAATATAAAGATAAAATAAAGAAATTTACCTCATCAATTCATACTGTATTTGGGACAGCTGTTCATGAAGCAATGCAACATTATTTAGATGTAGCATATGAGAAATCATTTGCTGCTGCTGATAGAGAAATTAACATACAAGAATATTTTCAAGAAAAATATATAGGTGAATATCAAACCCAATATAAGAAAAATAAAAATTCCCACTTTTCCGATGCAGCCGAAATGAGAGAATTTTTTGAAGATGGAGTAGCTATATTAGAATGGTTTAAAAAGAAACGTAGTGGATATTTTAGTAAAAAAGGTACATTTTTAGTTGGTTGTGAAATACCAATTATAATTCCACCAAATAAAATGTATAATAACATATTATACATGGGGTATCTAGATGTTGTCACATATAATGAAAGATCAGATACATTTAAAATAATCGACATAAAAACCAGTACTAAAGGATGGAATAAATTTGCTAAAGCAGATGAAGATAAACAATATCAATTATTATTATATAAACAATACTTTTCAGAACAATATGGAATACCATTAGATAAGATTGAAATTGAGTTTATGATATTAAAAAGAAAAGTGTTAGATTGGGATGACGAGAAAATTATGTCACCCCATCAAGCATATAGAGTGCAACAATTCACACCCCCTAGTGGTAAGATTAAATTAGGTAGAGCTAAAAAAGCAGTGAATGATTTTATACAAGAATGTTTTACCTTTGATGGAGGTATTAAAGATAAAATTTATCCAAAAACACCATCAAAATGGACCTGTAATTTTTGTCCATTTAAAGAAGAACAAGAATTATGTGGAGCTGGTTTAGATTTTGCGTAGTTTAGAGAATATTCATATATGTATAGACAAATATAACGTTATTAAAAAATAAAAATTATGTCACAAAGTAAAAAAATGACACTAACAAGTGTTAAAGTCCAAAGCCAGTTATTTGAAAATTTTAAAGTAGAATGTGTGAGACGAAAATTCTCATTCCAAAAACTTGCCGACCGTAGTTTATTTTTGTATCTTACAAACGAAGATTTTAGAAAACAAATTACAAACCAAACCAATATTGAATTATAAAAATTAATGAACATGAATAAAAGTTTTGAACACCTTCCTAAAAATAAAAGGAAGAAATTAGTCCTTATATGTGATGATATTAGAGTACATTCAGGTGTAGCTACAGTTGCTAAAGAAATTGTAACTCATACTTGTGGTCATTTTAATTGGGTAAACATAGGAGGAGCAATTAACCACCCAGATATAGGTAAAATATTAGATCTATCAGAAGAATGTAATAAACATGCTGGTATAGATGATTCTGATGTTAAAATTTATTGTGTAAATGGATACGGTAAAGATGATGAGATTAGACAGGTGTTAGATGCTGAAAAACCAGATGCATTAGTATTATTTACTGATCCTAGATATTTTCAGCATGTATTTAATATGGAAGATGATATTAGAAAAAAATGTCCAATAGCATATATTAATATTTGGGATGACTACCCAGCACCAAGATATAATCAAGCGTTTTATGAGTCTTGTGATTTATTAATGGGTATTTCAAAACAAACTAAAAACATTAATGAATTAGTATTAGCTGATGTAGATACTAGTAAAAAAGTTTTTAGATATATCCCACATGGTTTAAATCATAACGATTATTTCCCAATTGATAAAGATCATGATGAATATAAAGATATGAAAATATTTAGAAATAATCTATTTAGAGGAGATGATGTTGATTTTGTTATGTTTTTTAATTCAAGAAACATTAGACGTAAACAAATTCCAGACACAATGTTAGCTTATAGAGCGTTTTTAGATACATTACCTCAAGAAAAAGCTGATAAATGTAGGTTTATATTACATACTGAAGTTATTACAGATGCAGGTACAGATTTAGAATCAGTTAGAGAATATTTATTTGATGAAAAGTATCCTAAAGCATGTATATTTTCACTTAATAAGCTAAATAGAAAAAATTTAAATTATCTATATAATGTAGCAGATGTACAGGTATTATTAACATCTAATGAAGGGTGGGGATTAACAATTACTGAAGCAATATTAACAGGTACTCCTATTATAGCTAATGTAACAGGCGGAATGCAAGATCAAATGAGATTTGTTGATGATAAAGGTAAATGGTTTGAACCAACACCTGAAGTTCCATCTAATCATAGAGGTACTTATAAAGAGCATGGTGAATGGGCATTTCCAGTTTACCCAACAAGTAGATCAATACAAGGATCACCTCCAACACCTTATATTTTTGATGATAGATGTAGGTGGGAAGATGCTATGGAACGAATTAAAGAAGTTTATAACTTATCTCCAGAAGAAAGACAAAAAAGAGGTTTAGCAGGTAGAGAATGGGCTATTAGTGATGAAGCTGGATTTACAGCTGAAAGACAAGCTGAAAGAGTTGTTGAAGCATTTACTGAATTATTTAAAGTATGGGAACCTAGAGAGGATTTTGAAATTGTAAATGCAACTGAATACAAAGGTAAATTATTAAATCATAAAATTTTATATTAATGAAAAAACCAAGTTTTTATATAAGTTGCCCTTTTGACACATATAGTGGTTATGGGGCTAGATCAAGAGATATTGTTAAGTCAATTATCGAGTTAGACAAATATGATGTTAAATTATTAAGTCAAAAATGGGGTAATACACCATTTAATTTTACAAAAGACCATGAAGATTGGTCATTTTTAAATGAACTTAGAGTACCAGGAGTAGCTCAAGGACAAAAACCAGATATTTGGATGCAAATTACAATCCCAAGTGAATTCCAACCAGTAGGTAAATTTAATATTGGCTGTACAGCTGGTATTGAAAGCACAGGATGTGATCATACTTGGATTACAGGTTTAAATAGAATGGATATGAATTGGGTTTCTTCAAAACATAGTAAAAAAGTATTTACTGAAGTTGCATTTGAACAGAAGGATCAACAAGGTAGAACTACAGGCCATGTTTTAAAAAATACAAAACCTATTGAAGTTGTATTTGAAGGTGCTAACTTAGATGTTTATAAACACATACCATCAGATAAAGTAAAATTAGATTTAAGTGCTATTAAAGAATCATTTTGTTATCTATTTGTAGGACATTGGATGGCAGGTGATATGGGTCATGATAGAAAAAATGTTGGTTTAATGGTAGATTATTTCTTCCAAACATTTAAGAATAAAAACCAAAGACCAGCTTTAATTTTAAAAGCATCTACTGGTAGAAACAGTTATATGAGTAGAGAAGAAATGTTAAATAAAATTGGTAAAATAAAAAAACAATACCCAAATGATGATTTACCAAATGTTTATGTTTTAAATGGTGCACTTACTGATAAACAAGTAAATGAATTATACAACCATAAAAAGGTAAAAGCAATGGTTAGTTTTACTAAAGGTGAAGGATTTGGAAGACCATTACAAGAATTTTGTCTATCCAAAAAACCACTAATAGTATCAGGTTGGTCAGGACATATGGATTTTATTGAACCTGGATTAGCTATTGTATTAGGTGGACAATTAGAACCAGTACACCAAAGTGCTGCTAATCAATGGCTTAAAAAAGAATATCAATGGTTTCAAGTTAATCCTAAACAAGCTAAAGATTCATTTAAAAATGTATTTAAGAATTATAAAAAATATGTTGATGGAGGTAAGAGACAAGGTCATTATATTAAAACAAATTTTAGTTATGATAAAATGAAAGAGTTAGTTGGTAGTATTTTAGATAAAAATGTACCTGAGTTTGCAAACGAGTTAAAACTAAATTTACCAAATATGAATACTCCTAGCTTAACAACTCCAAGTTTAAAAAAAATATAAATGAAACAATTTGATGAAATAATAGATTGCCCTAAATCAGGAGGTGATTTATGTTATAGAATAGAAGTTACACCTGAGATTACTAATTATTTTAGTATGTCTTGTGGTTTTTGGACTAATAGTTTAATGACACCTGATCAAGATTTTTATAAGGAACAATGGGGGGTATTACCTGAAATTTATAAAGATTTAGCTTGGACAGATACTAAAACAGGATTAACATGGTTACCAAATACAGTTAATGTAACAGAATTAGGTATGGTTTACGCTGATGGTGTTGGTAAAGATGAATGGTCTTGGGCTGCAGTTAAATCTAAAAAATTAGATGAACCAGTTAAAAATAAAGATGGTTCAATAACTGAATATAAACCAAACATGAAATCAATAAAACGTTTTCATGAGCGAGATTATATGGATGCACTTTCATATATTGGAGCATTACCTGGAGGAGAAGATGAAGATTAGTTATGCAATACCTGTTTGTAATGAACACGTTGAATTAGAAAGATTATTATCATTTTTAGTAAGACATATAAATGAAAATGATGAAATAATAGTTCAATGTGATGAAGGGAATACTATACCTGAAGTATATAAGGTATTAGATTCATTTAAGGCACCAGTTGGATTAAAAGATCCATTAAAAGTTATAGAATTTCCCCTAAATAGTCATTTTTCAAATTTTAAAAATAATTTAAAAGAACATTGTACAGGTGATTATATATTTCAAATTGATGCTGATGAATATCCACATGAAAGTTTAATAACACAATTACCAGTTATATTAGAAGCTAATCCTGAAAATGAAGTATATTTAGTTCCTAGAGTTAATACAGTTGAAGGATTAACTGATGGTCATATTCAACAGGGGAGGTGGAATGTAAATGAAAAAGGTTGGGTAAATTGGCCTGATTATCAATGGCGTGTTTGGAAAAACAAACCAGAAATAAAATGGGTAAATAAAGTACATGAGAAATTAAGTGGACATAAAACATATGCTGCATTACCTGATATGGAAGGGTTATCGTTATATCATCCTAAAAAAATTGATAGACAAGAAAAACAAAATGCATATTATAATACGTTATGAGAATAATATATAGAATATCAGATGAGGGTTATAATAAAGTAAAACCTGATTATATTAATAATGAAGCATGTTTAGCAAATGCAGTTAAAGTATTTGATGATTGTGAGTGGTCTATTATAGCAGATAATATTTCTAAAGAAACTAGTGATATGATCGAAAAATATAAATCAAAAGATCATATTTTATATGTTAATAAAGGTAATGGAGCTGCTACATTTAATATTGCTTTAGATGAGGCATTAAAAATGGATGATAATGATACTGTTTATTTTTTAGAAAATGATTATTTACATAAACCAGATTCTAGAGTTATTATAGAAGAAGGATTTGAATTAGGAGCTCAATTTGTTTCATTATATGATCACCCAGATAAGTATATTGGACCAAATGAAGGTGGTAATCCATATTGTGAAGGTAATGCTGAAGATACTAGGGTATATTTAACTGATTCCGTACATTGGAAGATAACAAATAGTACAACAATGACATTTGCATCACAAGTAAGTACATTAAAAGAAAATGAACATACATTTAGAACATGGACTTCAGGTACTCACCCAAATGATTTTAAAATGTTTTTAGAATTAAGAGATCAAAAACAATTATTAATAACACCGATACCAGGTTATGCTACTCATGGAGAGACAGCTTGGTTATCACCTTTAACAGATTGGAGTAAAATATGATTAGTGTAATTATCCCAACTTATAGAAACCCTGAATATCTGGATTTATGTCTTAAATCAGCAATTGAACAGCAAGATAATAAAAATGAAATTATAGTTGCTATAGATGGATATTATGATGAAAGTAAAGATATATTAGAAAAATATAAAGATAACATATCAGTGCTTGATTTAGGTCATAATCAAGGTATGCAACAAGCACTTAATTTAGGTGTAATAAATGCTACTAATGAGAAGATATTTATATTAAATGATGATAATGTATTTTGTAAAGGATGGGATACAGTAATAGAAAAATCATTAAATAAAAATAGTGTATTAACATTAAATCAAATTGAACCAACAGGTCCAGGTATATTTGATTTCCCAGTTATGGATTTTGGACGTACTCCAAAAGCATTCGATTATGATACATTTATAGAGTATGAAAAATCGATTAAAAAAGATAAATTAACACTTAATGGTGGTATATTCCCCTTTGCTATGTATAAAAAAGATTATATGATAGTTGGAGGGTTTGATGTAATGTATCAGTCACCTTTTATATGTGATTGGGATTTCTTTCTAAAACTTGACTTAAACGGTATTGCCTTTACTAGAACACATGAAGCGCACTTATATCATTTTGGTAGCTCAGCTACAAAAAATGGAAATGAAGGTGAGATGTTTAAAGCAACAGAAGGACCAGCGACTCAATTATTTATGTATAAATGGGGAATAGCACCATCTTTGTATAATAATTTATCACATAATCCTAAAGATAATAAAATAATAAAAGGTATAAAATATGAGTAAAAATATATTAATAACAGGTGTAGCAGGTCTATTAGGGAGTAGGTTAGCAGATTGGATAATTAAAAACAAACCAGAATATAATATAATAGGTGTTGATGATTTAAGTGGTGGATATAAAGAAAATGTACACCCAAAAGTTAACTTCTGGCAAATGGATTTAGTTAACCATCCAATTGAAAATATATTTGAAGCACATAAAATTGACTATGTATATCATTTTGCTGCTTATGCTGCTGAGGGATTATCGCCTTTTATACGTGGATACAATTATGATAACAATTTAAAAGCAACAGCTCGCATAGTTAATGAATGTATAAAGCATGATGTTAAAAGATTGGTATTTACATCTACACTAGCTGTTTATGGTCATGGAGAAGGTGGTATATTTGATGAAAACCAACAACAAGCTCCAATTGATCCATATGGAGTAGCAAAATATGCTTGTGAAATGGATATTCAAATTGCTAATGAACAACATGGATTAGATTACTGCATAATCAGACCTCATAATGTTTACGGTGTTAAACAAAATATTTGGGATAAGTATAGAAATGTACTTGGTATTTGGATGTATCAATATTTAAAGGCAAAACCAATAACTATATTTGGTGATGGTGAACAAACAAGAGCATTTAGTTTTATAGATGATTCATTAGAACCATTATGGAATGCTTCTCAATTACCTGAGGCAAGTAAACAAATTATTAATTTAGGTGGTATTAAAGAATATTCTATTAATGAAGCGGCTAAAACATTAGTTGAAGTATTGGGTGGAGACATTCCTATTCAATATTTAGAGGCACGACATGAAGTTAAACATTCAATCCCAACATATCAGAAATCAATTGATATATTAGGTTTTGAACATAAAACTGATTTAAAAGAAGGATTAGAAAAAATGTGGGATTGGGTTAAACACCAACCTATGAAAGAACAATTTAAATGGGCAAATTACGAACTAGATAAAGGATTATATAGTTTTTGGAAATAATAAAAGTAATGAACAACGATCAACAAAATGGAAACACTCAACTTAACCAGGTTAGGAATGAGTTAAACGGTAGAACAAACCGTAAAAAATACTTAGGCAATTCACCTAGAGTACACTGGAATAATTCCAGACGGTTTAGAACAATTTAAGTTATGAATATAGGAATTATAGGGCAAGGATTTGTCGGTAATGCAATTTATCAAAAATTTAAAAATTATTATAATGTATTAACTTATGATTTACAAGTTAAATTATGTAATAGTACTTTAGAAGAAATAAATGAAAATTGTAATATAATATTTGTCTGTTTACCTACCCCAATGAATACTGATGGTAGTTGTAATGTAAGTATAGTTGAAAATGTGCTTAATGATTTAGAAATATTAGCCTCACTTGAGCAAGAAGAAAAAATTGTAGTTATAAAATCTACAATTCCACCTAATACAACTAAAAAGTGGAATAAAGAATATACATTTTTAGATGTAGTATTTAGTCCTGAGTTTCTAACTGAAGCTAATGCTGTTAGTGATTTTAATAATCAAACTCGTATTATTTTAGGTGGTGATAAAATTCCTACAACTAAATTAAAACCAATATTTGCTAAAGCATTCCCAAAAGCAACTATTATTAAAACTGATTCAACATATGCTGAAATGGTTAAGTATGTTACTAATTCATTTTTAGCAACTAAAGTATCATTTGCAAATGAAATGCATCAGATATGTAAAGGTTTAGATGTTGATTATGATAAAGTAATTGAATATGCTTGCCATGATGATAGATTAGGTAAATCACATTGGGCAGTTCCAGGACCAGATGGTGATTTTGGTTATGGTGGACATTGTTTCCCTAAAGATGTTAAAGCATTAATTACAGTAGCTGGTGACTTAGAAATATTCCCTGAAATGTTAATGGCAACTGATTGTAAAAACAATGAAGTTAGGCAAAATCGTGATTGGGAAAAAATGAAAGGCCGCGCAGTCATCTAAAGACTCCCACATAAAAATTAGGTTACTCCAAATAGGGGTCGTATATTTACCAAGAATTTAAAAAAAATAATATATGACTAAAATTATAGACGGAATGATTTACGATAGCGAAACTGATAAGTGGGTAACTGTCGAAGAATACAACAAAGAATACGATAAAATCGAATGCTCAGCCGACCAAGATTGGGAATGGCATTATGCAAGTGAGTAAAGATTCCCGCGGAAAAATTTGGTTACCCGGGGGAGAGTTCGTATATTTACAGGGTAAATAAGAATAATAATTAATAATAAAGGTTATGTCAAATACAGTAAAAATAAAAAGAGGTCGTCCAAGTAAAAATGTAGGTAAAGTCGTTAGAAGATTTAAGCCAAATACAATGATGATGGATGATTTTAAATTCGATCCACAGTTATTTGTTCCAATGAAAACAGGAACTAAAATTGATGCATTACTTTCAAGTGAAGGTGGAATGATGAAAGGTACCAATGTAGCATTTGTTGGTGATCCTGGAGTTGGTAAAACTACTGTTTTATTAGATATACTTGCTAACATGAAAAAGAATGGTAGTAAAGTATTATTCATATCAGGTGAGATGAATCAGATTGATATGGTAGGTATGGTAAAACGTTTCCCAAAATTTGGTCAATTACCAATTTTATTTATGGGTGATTGGATTGAAAATGATCCATTAGTAATTTTAAAATCAATCCTTAGTGAAGGATGGGATTCAGTATTAGTAGATTCATTTGCTGAGTTAGCAGTTGCTGTAGTAGATTTTCATGGTGGTACTATGAAGAATGCAGAAACTAAATTATTAAATTTATTTGAGCAACATAATAAAGGTGAAAACCAAGAAAAAAGAAATACTAACTTTATGATTATTCAACAGGTTACTAAGGGAGGTGAGTTTGCCGGTTCAAATAGATTTAAACACATGATTACTGCAATGGCGCATATGAAATTTACCCCTGAAGGTAGTAGAGCTATTTGGTTTAGTAAAAACCGAAGAGGTGGTGAAATGAATAGACAACATTTTAGTTTAGATCAATCAAAGCATGTTGGATGGTTATTTACTGAACCAATGAACATGGGAATTTAATAAAAATATATGATAGAATATTTTAAATTTATAGAAGAAATGCGTGCTACAAGTAGTAGCACGCAAAAAGTAGAAATTATTAAGAATGCAAGTAGTGATATTCATACATTATTAGAATATACTTATAATCCATTTAAACAATATTATGTTACAAGTAAAACTTGTAAAAAAAATCACGATAAAATCAATCGAACTGAGGATTTAGCTCTATATGAGTTGTTAGATATGTTATCTAACAGGGAAGTAACAGGACATGATGCAATAGCTCTGGTAAACCGCTTTGCCGAGAATAAACATGACCCTCTTATTTACAAAATTATAGACAAGGATCTTGGCATTAGAGCCGGAGCTAAAGTCATCAATAAAGCAGTACCTGGGTTAGTACCTGAGTTCTCAGTCGCATTGGCTCAAGAATATAAAGGTAAATGTGATTGGGTAAATGAAGATTGGTATGCCTCTAGGAAATTAGATGGTGTTAGATGTTTAGCTGTTGTTAATTATGATGGTGAATGTACACTATATTCTAGAATGGGTAAAGAATTAACTACATTAAATAAAGTTAAGGAAGCAATTGAAGCAACAGGTATTATTAATACTGTGTTTGATGGTGAGATTTGTTTAGTAGATGAAAATGGTGATGAAGATTTTCAAGGTGTAATGAAGCAATTAAGACGTAAAGATCATCAAATTGAAAATCCTGTATTTATGATATTTGATATGATAAATAAAGTTAATTTTGATAATCAAAAAGGTGGTCCTGTATTAAGTCAAAGATTACAAGCACTAAGAGGATTCCTAACAGGCAGATATATTACAAATAATGTATTACGTTATTGTCAGCAATATATGATAACAGATGGTAGACATTTTGATCAATGGGGTCAAATAGCAACTGATAATAAATGGGAAGGATTTATGGTACGTAAAGATGTTAGTTATGAAGGCAAACGTAGTAAAAATTTACAAAAAGTAAAAAAATTCTATGATGCTGAATATAAAGTAATAGATTTTGATATTGATGATCATGAAGTAGTTAGAGATGGCAAATCAGAAACAATTAAAATGTTATCCCAAGTATGGATTGAACATAAAGGCCATAAAGTAAAAGTTGGTAGTGGTTGGACTCAAGATCAACGTTTACAGTATATGGATGGTTCAATTGTAGGTAAAATTATTACTGTTCAATACTTTGAAGAAACAAAAAATGATAAAGGTGGTATTAGTTTACGGTTCCCAACTGTAAAGCATATCCATGGTAGTAAAAGAGAGTTATAATTAAATTAAAAGTTATATATTTATGTTACAGACTATAAAAAGACCAACTATGAAATTAAAAATGATACCGTGTAGTAATTGTGGAGAACCAATGCCTGAATTAAGATTAACAAAAGCAGGTTTTAGTTATTGTGTTACTTGTTCTGAAAATGGATTAGGCGCAGGTAAAAAACATGGCATACCAGTTATGATGGGTGAAGGTGATCATACTTGGATTGAAACCGTTATTATGGATGATGATCAATTTGCTCAATACCAGAGAAATGAAAAGGCACTTAAAAACTTAGATAAATCAAACAAAGCAGAAATGAACAGGATTGATGATGATAAGAATATGATGGGTCCTGTTACCATAAAAACTATAGATGGCAAATAAGAAGAAATTCTTAAGTAAGGAACAAATAGTAGCAGCTCAAGGTGTAACCAAATCAAATATGGCTGCTGCTAGATACTTGCATGTATCTTATCAACATTATAAGAAATATGCTAAAATGTATAATTTATTTGAGGATCATAAAAACCAAGCTGGTAAAGGTATTCCTAAATTTTTAAGAGGACCTAAAAAAATGCCTCATATGTTAGAAATAATTGAAGGTAGAATGGCTGCTTCCTCATTTGATCCTGCAAAACTTAAGTACGCTCTTATAGAGCAGGGATATTTATTAGAGGAATGTTCTGTATGCTCATTTAAAGAAAGACGAGTACTAGATTATAAAGTACCACTTCTGTTACACTTCAAAGATAATAATTCCAATAACTATAGCTTAGATAACATTGAATTGTTATGCTATAACCATTATTTTTTAACAGTTGGTGACATTTTTAATAATAAAGATATTAAGCAGATTGAAAGTAAGCAAGAGCATTATGGGACATCTGAAAAAGTGGAGTGGGAGGTAGATGACTACCACTTACAACGTTTAAAAGAATTAGGATTAGATGAAGAAGAAGATGATACTAACCAATATATAAGTAGAATATGATAGAAATAATAAAACACATATTAGGATTTTGTGGAGAACACTGGCACCCAAACGTTTGGACTGCATTAGCAGGCTCTCCATTAATTGCATCAACCGTTTATTATGTAAAATGTAAATGTGGAGGATGGTTTAAACATACAAAAGATTGTAAACATGAAGAAAGCACGTTCAATAAATAAGAAACATCATAAAATTACTCGTGATTACGAAAAACAAAAAAGTAAGCATGTAGAAAAATTAGCTGATAAAATGCTTAAGAATGATGAAAAGGCCCAACAATTAAAGTCTAAGACAATGAAGGGTGATTTTCTAAAAAACTTTTAATATGAGAACAATATTATTATCAATCGTTATGCTATTGGCGACACCAACTTTAGTAGCACCAACATCAAATAAACAACCAGAACCTGAAGTTGTTAAAGAGAAAGTAATAGTAAAAAATATGGATTTGTTTCTTAATGATTTAGGTCATCAAGAATCAGGAAATAGATATGACATTGTTAATCGCTTTGGTTATATGGGTAGATATCAATTTGGTAAATCTACTTTAAAAACATTAAAAATTAAAGTAACTAGAGATGCTTTTTTAAATAGTCCTGATTTACAAGAATATGCTATGCAACAAAATTTACTTTATAATAAGAAAAAATTACAAAAATATATAGATAAATTTGAAGGTAAAGAATATAAAGGTATATTAGTAACTGAATCTGGAATATTAGCTGCTGCTCATTTAGGTGGTCCTGGTAGTGTTAGAAAATATTTTAGGTCAGGTAAAGTAGCTAAAGATGGTAATGGGATAAAAATTACTAATTATATGCAACGATTTTCAGGTTATCAATTAAATATATGATAGATATTTTTAATAAACAAGGTTATATTCATTTAAAAAATGTTATTGACCCAGCAGTATTAGCTGATACTCGTTATAGGGCAATTACATTAAAAAACAAATATAAAGAATTTGAGGGTCAACCTAGAGATAATGGATCTGGTACATTTTGGAAGGGGTTAGAGATGGCATCTACATTAGACCCAGAATTATTTAAAGCATATACTCATAGAGATATGTTACAATTAGCCAAAACTTATTTACAAGTTGAAGAACCTTATTTATTTAATGATCAAGTAGTTGTTAAACTACCAAATGAAGAATTTGTATTTGATCCACATTTTGATAATCAATTTGGCAAAGACCCTGAAGGAGCATTGAGGGGTGTCTTTAAAACCATCAATTGTTGTCAGATATTAACAAATATGCCTGAAGAAACTGGGCCATTAAGTTGTTTAAATCGCAAAAGTAATGAATGGGACTTGTTACCTGCTCAAGCTGGTGACATAGTTATAATAGATGGGAATACATTACATAGCTCAACTGCTAATACTTCAGCTAAAATTAGAGCACTATACGCCTGTGTATATTCAACTCACCCAATAGGTAACTTTGATAAAGGATATTATAATGAAAAGTTTAAATAAAGTAGTTTTATCGTTACAAGAAATATGGGCTGCTACTAGACCTAATGTTTTCAAAAATAAAAAAAAATACTCACGTAAAAACAAGCATAAAGCTTCTTTAAAATGACTTGGAATAGTGAACAATTGTTTGTATGTTGTTCATCGTTCTTAAAAATATTAAACACAAAAGGCAGCTTTCCTGGCTGTCGTTTCAATTAACCCGAATATTAACTAAAACAATTAAATTATGAGAAAATTGATTATTTTGTTAGCTCTTGCTTTTACAGTAACAGTTAGCGCCCAGGAAAAAGGTGATTGGTACGTAGGTACTGGTGACGTTGCAGATGTAGCATGGACTGAATGGTCTATTAGCCCTACAGTTGGATATGGATTTACAGACAAACTAATGGTTGGTTTGAATGTATCTCAAGTAGATTCAGCTGATGATATGGCTTTAGACATTCATGCGAGATACTTTTTTAAAGATTTCTTTGCATACGCTGCAGTTGAAGATTTCGATACTGACCTAATGAAGTTAGGTGTTGGTAAAATGTTTACATTCCACAAAAATGTATTCATCGATCCTAAAGTAGTATACGATGTTAACGCAAAAACAACAAATCTATCATTAGGATTTGGTCTTAAATTCTAAAGAATAGATTAAGATAGGTTAAAGATATATGCGAGGAGGCTTGGATACCCAAGTCTCCTTTCGTATATTTACGGGGTAAATAAGAAAAATAAAGGTTATGCCCATAGTAGAATTCACAAATTTAAACAAGTACGGAAACATGAGAACCCGTAGATTCTGGAGAGAAAGTTCCAGTCTATCATTTAATCCAAAAGGATTTGGTCCATTTGTTAATTATAGATTATTTAAGTATGATTATGAAGGACATATGTCACCAGGAATAGTAAAATTAGGTGGTAAAACATATATTGTTCCATCTTGGCAGGAGGTATTGCCTGAAACTAGATTAGAAGATATTAATTGGATTAAACCCAAAATTAAGAAAAAAGCAGAAACTGTAGTGGTAGAAACACCAAGTTCAAAAGGTGATAAAATGTATAAAACACGTTTTTACCCAGATACAGGTAATTATAGTTGTACTTGCCCTGGTACTTGGATGAGTAATAATAATTGTAAACACATTAAAAAATTAAGAAATGAGCAAGAAGGATAATAGATACGTAGTTACATTTGAAGCATATGTTTATGCTCCTAATGATTATATGGCTAGAAAAAGAGCACATGCTGTTAATGATTCAATTAATGCGATAATGAATGTTCAAGATTCTGATATCACAGGTATTGTTGAACAACCATTTGCTACTATGGGTAATAGAAAATTAGATGATATTTCTAAACCAGTAGATAAGATTAAGGACGAACCATTACCGTTTTAATATGGAAGGAGCAGATTTAGTACATAAAGCAATGAATGTAGGTTATAATATGTTAATGGGTAATGATACACCATTTGAACCTAATGATAGTGATGAAGTAGAAGATATGATATTCATTCCAGATCCAGAAATAACGGAATCAGAATTAGCAGAAGATTTACTTGAATATTTTATAATTGAAGAGGATTATGAAAAATGTGCAAATATAAGAGACGTAATTAAATTAAAAAAGGTTATAAATAAATTAATATGAATAAAACATTAAATAAAAATAGATTTAAAACATTAGGCAAAGCATTATCTAAAGTAGGTATTGGAATTGATTATCAAGTTGACTGGGCTGAATCTGTTGGTGGTGGAATTAAATATACAGACCAACCTAGATTAGGTTCAGGTAATTATAATGGTATAGAAGGATGGTACTTTACTAAAGACAATAAAACTAACTATACTAATAAAGAAAAAAAATTAATTAGAGATACTTTATTAAGTAAAGGGTTTAAAAGCAAAGGCATTTCTGATTATGAAGTAGAGTTTGATAATGATAGATCATACAGACCTAATATTAGTTTTATTTTAAATAAATAGTTATGAAAGAACTTATAGAAAAATTATATCAAATTAACGAAATTACTGATGAAGTAAGACAACAGTTATTAAACAAATATTACGGAAATGAAGAAGCATAGAGGTTGTGAGTGGGATAGTCCAATTTTTAGACAAATAATGGCTGAAAAACAGGCTAATCGTGGATCACATTCCACAACAAGCATGCCAATTAATGAATATAAAACTAAAAGAGGTAAATACAATGGCAGAGAACAGAGGTAGACCAAGTGAAAACGTAGTTAGGCTAGATAAATGGATGTTAGAAACAGAAGATCAAACATGGTATTTTGATAGAAGCAAATCAGAAAATGGATGTTATAAAGTAGTAAATAAATTTGAACCAGGTAGTAGATCACCAAAACCAAAAATTGATCAACGAATGTATGGTAAAAATTCACCTGTAGTAGTAGTGTTTAAAACATCTAATCGTTCAAATGCTAAGACTAAAATGAAAGTAATTAATAAAAATATTGATTATGTTTTAACATCTAAAAAACTACCAGGCATACCACAAATAGCTGAGTGGCTTGAAGTTGGTGTTGGTAGATCATTTATTGACAAATATAAACAAAAATATAATTTAGCTTAAGCTTTATATATTTATAATAAACAAAAAAATATTAACCAATACAATTAGATATGTTTAAAATTATAGGTTTAGTAGTAGTAGTTTTAGTAATCGGAGCAGCAGTTTATTACTTCGGGTTTTACAAAAAAGGTAAAATCAATGATAGGGATGGAGATTTTATTCCTGATGAAGTTGAGGATGCAGTTGAAGATGTTAAAGACGTTGCTAAAGAAGTAAAGCGTAGAGCTAAAAACGTTAAAAACGAATTAAAAGACGTTGTTGAAGCAGCTAAAGAATTAGGTAACCAAGTAGGAGACGTTGGTTCAGCTGTTAAAGGTAAAAAAAGACAAGGACGTAAAAAGAGAAAATAATATGAGTAAATATAACCTACATGATTTATTTGAAGGTATGAGCGATGAAGAATTTGCTGATGCACAAGAAAAGGATCGTTTAGAAGACCATCCTGAACGTGATAAAATTAAGGCTATCCAAGCATTATTAGCTAAAGAAAAAGAAATAGAAAATATTAAAAGGATGAATCCCAAAGCTGATACAAAATCACTTGAGAAATTATCCAAAATGGAAGAGGATTTATTTAGTAAAGATGGTGGCAATGAAGATAATGTAGATAATATTGACAAAGTAGCTAGTCCAAGTGCTAAAGGTACAGGATATAAAGCAGCTGTAGATTCTGAACGCAGTGAAAGTGGTAAAGAACAATCAGATATAACCCAAACAACAAAACCAATGTACGAAGATATGAGTTTAATGTCATTAGCTAAAAAATTAGGTATTGACGTAAAAGATCTAAAAGATCGAGTTAGCAAAATGCAATCTAAAGAAAAAGATGAAATTGAAGCTAGTGCTAGAGCATCAATGGCTGAAAATAAATCTTTAGGTTATTTAGATAAAGAAGTATCTAATCGTATTGAAGGTTTACTTAACATACCAATGAAAAAGAAATTCATGGATATAGGGATGGATTTAGTTCAAGATTTACTTGAAGAAGATCCATTTGATATAGATGATGTTATAACTCATTTAGCAAACGAATTAGGTGCTTATATGGATGATTTTTATAAGGAAGGTGAGAAATTAAATTCTATTGAAATTGATGAAAATGGTCATGTTGATGATTATGCTGAGGAAATTAAAGAAGACGATAAAATGAAATCAATGGATGCTGCAGCTAAAATGATCAAAGACAGAATATTAAAAGATATTCCAATGGATATTGTTGTAGATTTTGTTAAAACACATTTTGATGATATTAAAGGAATGGATAATAGTGAAATCGCAGATGAATTTGAAGAATTTAGATCAGTAAATTATGATTATATTGATGAAGATTTAAAATCACACTTCAATAGATTTAAATAAAATCAGGCACACATTTTAAAAAGAAATGCGCGGAACCATTTGGTTACCGCGCTTTTTTTTCGTATATTGGGGCATATAACACACTTAAAAAATAATAATAATGGTACAAATTCACGAAGAAATTGATTTAGTAATCAAACAAGCAAACAGGTACATTGAATTCTCTAATAAAAAGGGTTCATATAATGAGTTTGCTCATGATTTTCTTAGGTTCGCTAATCAAAGTAAAATCAACCAAAATTTCGCTTACACAGAACAGTGGTTAAGTGATAACGTTAACACTCACCCAGATCAAATGTTAGAGCAAATTCTTAATTTTGATGGTTTAATACAAGGTATTCAACAACAAACTAAAGATATTGATAATGAGAAATATAATCAAGCTCAACAATATTGGAATGAAGCTCAACAAAATTTAATTGACAGAGATTTATATAATGCTGGTAATTATGAGCAATAAAAAAAGACAATATAGGTCAAATCAAGGTAGAAGTCCTGAACAACAAAGGAGTAATAATATGGCTGCTTTTGTTAGTGTAGTAGGATTAATAATAATGTTTATAATAATAGCACTTACACAGTAAATTATATGAAATTTAAAAAACAGGTTTTGCACCATTGCTTTAGTAAAGCAAAGGAAATGATGGAATCCAACCAACCAGATAAAGCAAGAGATTATTGTGATATGGGAATTGGTTATGTAGCTTCTAAACGTGAAAATGGTTATGGAGCTAAGGATTTAATTGAAGATGTTAGAGTTGAATTGTGGTTAGAACGTTTTTGGATGTTCTTAGAAAATAATAAATTAATGTTAGGATAATGGAGAATAAATGGTTTGGTTTAAAATTTAATTTCAAATGGCCTCACGAAGGTATTTGTATTGGATTAAGTGTAGATTTTTATGATGCTACTGAAGATTTACCTTGGCAAAGTGTTGTATGGAGATTTTTCTTCCTTACAATAATTTATGATTTTGGTTATGGAGAGGATACTAAGGAAATATACAATAATCAATGATAGCAAAAGATTTATTTATAGGAATAGCAGCTTTTTTTGTAGCTCATGTGTTAACATTTTATCAATTAAATGGTCAATTTCTTAAATCAACTGATTGGTTTAGAAATAATACAGTTTGGGTAGCAGCAGCAGGTATTATATTATCGTTTTTCTATATTTGGGGAACTAAATATGCAGTACAAGGAATGGGTGGTTTACTATGGCCAGCTCGTTTTATTGGGTTTGGAGTTGGAATGATAATTTATGCTATAATGGTTAATTACCATTTTAATGAAGGTATTAATAGTAAAACATGGGTGAGTTTAGCATTATCTTGCTTACTAATCTATATTCAAGTATTTTGGAAAGTTAAATAATATGGGAGAAAAAACAATATTTAATAGGAATTGGAGAGTGAAAGTATTAAGATCTATGGTTAGGCAAAGAAAACTTACTCCTATGGAACGAATATCTAGTAGAGTAGGTTATATGGGAGCAGGATTTTTGATGGCTGGGCAATGGACAGTTGAACCCATTTTATTTATGGTAGGATTTTGTTGTGTATTATTTCAAGTTACAGTACGAAGACAATGGAATCTAGTTGTATTACAATTAAATGGTTTAGTAGCTTGGACAATTCATTTTTTTACAAATTTATGAGTGGAACAGAGATAATAGAACGATTAAAAAACGTACGAACAGACGTAAGTAACGTTGAATTAAAACAGGCCATGTTAAAGATAGATTACCTGATTGACGATATATTTATGTATAAAAATAACAGTTTATAATATGTTAAAAACCAACCAATCACTTACAACAAGTGCAATTTTAACTGAAACAAGACCTTGGGGTAAATTCGAGGTTTTATTAGATGATTCTGATGTTAAAGTAAAACGTATTACAGTTGATCCAGGCCAAAGATTATCATATCAATATCATGAAAAACGAAGTGAAGTGTGGACAGTAGTAAGTGGTATGCTTACTATTATTTTAGATGATGATAAGTTATTTAGAGGTAAAGGACAATCAGTTAGAATAAGACAAGGGGATAAACATAGAGCTTGGAATGAGACTGATACACCAGTTATATTTATAGAAGTACAATCAGGCACCTATTTTGGTGAAGACGACATAATAAGAATAGAAGATGACTATAAACGAAATTAGAGATAAAATATTAGAATTAAAATTAAAACATCCTTTATCAGAAAAGGATAAATTAAAATTACAAAAGTTACAACAAAAACTAAATGGTAAATAATTACTATAATCTAGTTAAGATTAACGATGATTTGTTACAGGTAATTAGAGATTTTAATCCTGAGTATTTTGTTAAAAAAGGTGAAAATAGAATTAACCAGAAATTTTTAGGTGCTTGGGTTAATTATTTAGGTGGTGATAGAGTAGTAAGGCAAGATAATAGAATATTGATTTGTAGAACAATAGAAGAACCAAAATGGGAAGAATTATAATATGAGTTTAAATTTAATTAACGGATTATTTTACGCTGAGTTTGAATTACAGAACATTGATAACCAAGCAGTTATAGATGAAGTTACTGATATTTATTTGAATAAAAATATTAGAATGACTGATGAGTTAGATGATTCTAGACCACATAGAGATGAAGTAGACATACAACATACGTTTTATGAAGATTGTCCTGTAACAGAAATATTAAAAACTAAATTTGCAGCTGAAATTAAAAAAATAACAGATAATAATTTTGGTGGTGATTCATATTACCTAGAAGAAATTTGGGGTCATTTTACACCACCCTTAGGTTCTACAATGGTTCATGACCATGCTGGAGGATGTGATGAAAATAATGGTACACAATTATCTTGGGTTTATTACCCACATCAACCTAAAGACGCAGGTAATATAAACTTTATAGCTAATGCAAATGAAGCTAGATTGTCATATGAAGTACCAATTAAACCAGGACATCTTTATTTATTTTCATCTTCATTATTACATTTTGTACCTAGAAATGCTTCAGGGCAAGATAGAATAAGTATAAGTGGTAATTTAATTGCAACACCTCAATTTACTGAGGTTGTAAGAGAGGATGATGATTGGGAAAATAATATTTGGTATTTTATAGGACGGAATGAAAAATTATTAAGGTAATGAGTAAGAAAACATGCGCTTGGTGTCATAAACCTACCAATTTACCAGAGGTATTTGCTGCTGAAAGCCCTATATTAGAGTGGTTTGAAAAGCGTATTGAGGCATATTGTGATAATAATAATGTAACTAAAAAACAAATATGGGGTGAAGATTCAGATTGGGGTAAAATAAACATCCCAGAACAATTTGAAGCTGAGTTATTAACATATGATAGCTTATTAGTAACAGTAGGTAGAAAAACAATATGTAAAGAATGTTTAGTTGAAGACCAAGTATTATGGGACAAGTATTACAATAATGGTGAAAACGGTGATTTTGAAATAACAATAGACGATTTAAAATAACAAATATGAAAATAAATAAAATTTATGTAATTAATTTAAATACAGATAATGAAGAAATCTGGCAAAAATTAAGAGATTTAAACATAGCACCAACTGAATGTTTTATATTAGACGCAGTTAATGGTTGGGAATTAGTTGATGGGAAAATTAAATCAGAATACAAGTATAAACCAGCTCATTGGTGGAAAACAGATTCTAATTTTAGTTTCTATAATAGAGAAATTACCCCAGGTGAAATTGGTTGTGCTTTATCTCACTATAAATGTGTTGAAGATGCTTATAATAATGGGTTAGATAATGTTATGATATTAGAGGAAGATTTTGTAAGTACAAATACATTCCCAACACCTCAAATGTTTGATGAATTACCTGATGATTGGAGTATGGTTTATTTAGCTAGAAACGCTATGAATCCAGAAGATGAAATTGATGTAACTAATAATGTCGTTAATGCTGGTTATTCTTATAATTGTCATGCTTATATGTTATCAAGAAAAGGTATGGAAGAAGTATTAAATTCTAAATTATTACTAAATTTAGTTGCTATTGATGAGTTTTATTCTGCTATGAATGGAACACATGATAGAAAAGATGCGATTGATGTATTTAGTGGTACTGGATTTAAACAATATGCTTTTAAAGAAAATTATGTTAGTCAAAACTCAAGTATAAAAGGTTTAACATCATTAACAGAATCACCTACAAGCATTAATAAAAAACCAGAATGGTTAAGTGATGAGATAGTAGCTAGAGCTAAAGAGGAAGTTAAAAATATTAAATCATTTAAAGATAGAAAAGAAAATGAATCATATAAATCAGTATTACCAACTAGTAAAAAACAAATTGGAATATTAGATGTTAAGGATTGGGATAAATGGACTAAAAAATATATTAACCCACAATTAGTAAATGGGGAATTTGATTTAATTACAGATGAACCAGCACCTCATGTTTATGTATTTCCGTTATTTACAAAATCATTTTGTGATGAGTTGGTATTATTAAGTGAAAAATTTGATTGGACAACTGATAGACATGAATTTTATCCTACAACAGACAATTTATTATCAGTATTAGGTATGGATAAGATTTATAACAAAGTAATAAACGATTATGTTAGACCTTATGCTATAGATAGATTTCAATTAGATGGTAAAGATTGGGATAAATTAAGAGACGAGTCATTTATAATAAAATACCCACATGATAAACAAGCACATTTAGGGGTTCATCATGACCACAGTAATATAACAACATTAGTTAATTTAAATCCAGGTGAATTTGAAGGTGGAGGTACGTATTTTCCTAAATATAAATGTAATGTAAATCCAAAACAAATAGGTGTAGCAACATTACACCCAGGAAATATAACACACAAACATGGTGCTAGACCAACAACAAAAGGTACTAGATCTGTAGTAGTAAGTTTCATTAAAGGCGCAAGCCATAAATAAATAAATTATGATAGTAGTAGACGATTTTATAAAAGACCAGTCATTATTAGATGACATTGAAAACGATGATTCATTTTTCGGACCAAACGGAAACTTTATGTGGTGGAATGGTTGGTGGAATGGAGAAGCAGATACAGTTAAAAAACGATTAATGGAATATATGTGGAGGTATCACTCACCACATGATTTTCCTAGATATAAATCAATAACAGGACTAATGGGGTTTGAATATTGGACAGGTGTTTATGGTGATGGACATCCAAATACAGGTTTAGGTAACCATTTTGATAAAGATGAAGAACATTGGTTAGCAACAGGTGGACAAAATGGAGGTGAAGTAATAACACCAGTTATAGGAACAGTATTTTATCCTAAACAACATTCATTTGATGGAGGACATTTAGAAGTATTCACAGATGGTGAAGATAAGGATCCAGAACGTATTGCAGCTAAGTATAATAGGTTAGTTATATTTGATGCAGGTAAACATTTACATAGAGTAACACAAGTATCAAATGGAGTGAGATATGCTATAGCAGTTAACTTATGGCAAAGTGAACCTAAAGCAGTACATTCAGGTAATTTTACAATTGAATAAATGAAAATACTAATTTGGGTAGGTTATCAATCTAAGTGGTTAAATAAACAGGATTGGATAGACAATGGACTAGGCGGAACAGAATATTGTTATATTAAGTTAGCCGAAGCATTAGTTAAAAAAGGTCATAATGTAGTTGTTAGTGGTCAAGTAGATGAAGCCGTTGTAGATGGGGTTCATTATATACCACTTGAACAATTAAAAAAACATCAATCACCTATTGGGTTTGGAAATGAAGGCGAATTAAGAGGCTATGATCATTATAACTTAGTAATAGCGGGACAATACATTCATTACTTCTTAGAATTAAAACGCAAGAAAATAACGTTTGATAAATCAATATTTTGGTTACATAATGAAGATGGTTGGTACAATTGGTATAGAGGAAATGTAATGAGAAATGATGATGTACTTGAGTCATTACAAAAAGTAGATAAGATAGTATGTGTAAGTAAGTTACACGCAAAGATAATGAAGGCCAAACTCAAAGCTCTCGGCAACACAACACATGATTTTACTACGTATATACAGTCAATTGACAATGCAATCGATTTAGATGATTGGAACAGCATACAAGCAAATAAAATTAAAGGTAGGATAATATGGTCAAGTGCTCCAGATCGTGGTTTGAAGACTATATTAGACAATTGGAGCGATTGGAAGCAGGTTAGACCAGAGTTAACATTAACAATTGCTAGTCCGCCTTATAGTGAGGATTGGGATAAGGGATTAATTGAGCAGGATGGAATTGAATGGTTAGGTAGCTTGAGTCCGAAGCGTTTGAAGCAGGAACAATACAAAGCCGAATATTGGATTTACCATAGTGATTATTTAGAAACGTATTGCATAACGGCTGTTGAAATGATGATGGCTAAAGTAAAATTGCTAACTAATGGGGCAGGTAATATAAAGAATATTATTGGTATGGGAGAAAGAGGAATGCTAACGGATGATAATCCAGCGACGATAAAGGAAACGCTTATACGTGATGTGAATGATAAAACGTTTGCAATGAAATGGAGTAAACAAACGGATAAAGCATACAATTGGGCGGTTAAACAAACGTGGGACATTAGGGTAAATGAATGGTTAGATCTGATAAACACGTTATAGAAGCGCTGGATATAATTTAATAGTGGTTACGTTGTCTTGGTTCTAGAGCGCGATTAAATGTTGTAATAAACGTGTTAAAACGCAAGTAAATGTACAATGTTAAACAAATATTTGCACGTGTGTATCTTTAAATATACGTCTGTCCCAATATCTAAATCTAAGTAAATCAAACGATAAAAATATGCTTATGTATGACAAGTTAAACGGTTGTTATATAGGATGAGGCAAAGCGGGTGTTAACCCTTGTTCATCGCGAGCCAACCCTCTTCGACTCGACAGTGATATACTTATGAACCGCAGTGTTCACAACGTTTCACAATGAACATTAGGGGATACTGCAATGAACCGCATGTTACATTGAATATAATGCAAACCTTCATAGACACATGCGTAAACATTTGGCTACCGTAGGAAATGTTCGTATATTTAGGTGTAAGTAAGTTAAGATGCCGGACTAGGTATGGGAGGAGTGCTACGATAATAATAGATATTCCAGCACCGGGTAAAGTACTATCCAATAATTACACAACAATACATTATAAATTAATACACACCTTAAACATTATGTTTACCACGGTGGACATCCTTACGTCCGTACTGAATACTATAATCTAAATGTCGTCCGGCGGTATATATGCCGCAATATTACTGATATATCCCATACGCGTTGATGTCCATATATGCGTGGATATGCGAGAAAAGGGTTGGGAGCCATTTATAGCTCGTACACGATCTTACACCCCGATTAGTATATACTTATATTTATGCATTTGAATAGGGATCTACATATGTATGGATATGGCACCAAAACTAAAACCTTCAAGTAAAGAGTATATCCGTGATAAGAATGGTAGGATGACTAATCGTTGGGTGATTAAACATTACACAATAGCCAGCACATCTACAGAAGATCTTAAAAAGTTCTACGAATCACAGAATTATTCCAGAAAAAAGAACGTTATTAAGAAAGAGTTATCGAGAAGAGGTATTACTATTTAAGTTTACCTTTATCCATTTCCCACTTTTATATAGAAAGTGATCGTTACCAACTTTTTTTCTAAATTCGTTTATGAATATCTCCTTGTTTTTTAAATTTTTCTCCATCGATTAAATATATACTTATATTTTCTCCACAACCGATTTAAATATTATACCGCCTCTATTTCTAGCTATTTGTCCTAACGACCAATTAATATCATCCGTTGTAACTTCCATTTCCTCATGTATTGGATTATCTATTCCCCACGTATACTCAATTATATAAGTCTTTTTCATTTAGTAATTTTGTTTCAATTCATTACCTACTAACTTCTCCACCGTCATTATCCTATTCTGAATATCATTTTCTATCCTATTTATCTCTCCCCTCTGTTCTATGTTCATTTTATTAACATCTTGAATCAATATATCCAGCCTCGTACTATCATTACTTATTCTTTCATTAGTTCTTGACAAATCCCTATATTGATCACCTTCCATTCTAGACCTAATATCTATCAGTTCACTTAAAGTTTCAGAATGTTTATGATCAAACTCCTCAAACTGTTTCTTTTGTATACTAACTAATTGTTCATGCATAAATGCCAACTTATCCTGCTTTGTTTTAGTTGTATTGGTGATGTAGGTGGTATATGCGACGGTGAGAATGACTCCGCCAGACATAAATGATAAAATAAATAAAAATACTTCCATTATTGTTGTGTTTTAGTTATAACTTGGTTCATTGTTAATTCTTCTTTCAAATACCCATTTTCAAATAATACGATGGTTGGGTAAAATTTTATTCCACCGGGCA